TGCCCTGCGTCGACCTCGTCCTGCCGCTCTGGGGTGCCCGCGGTGTACACCGGGACGCCCATGCCGTTGCGGTGGAGCACCTGCCCCTCGAGGCGGAGCAGCCGGTCCTTCATCACCCAGTGCTTGTACGCGGGCCGCAGCAGCGACCGGCCGGTCCAGCCGACGGTCGGATCATTGACGTACACCAGGAGCCGCTCGACTGGGATCTCGGCGGGCTTGCCCTTGCCGTCCGCCGGGGTCTGCACTATCGAGCGCAGGCCACCGTCGGGGTAGGTCTTGATCTCGCGGATCGTCAGCGGCGGGCGTGGCGCGATCTTCCACAGTCGGTCGCGGCCGTCGATGGTCTTGTAGACCTTCTCGAAGAAGTACACGCCGTAGGTCAGGTACTTCATGGCGTGCGCCAGATGTTCGTTCCACGAGGCGTGTCCGGGTGCCACCGCTGTCGGTTGGCGCCCGTCCTCGCCCAGTACGGGCAGACGCAGATCCTCGGCGACGAGCCGCACCATTTCCGGGTCGGCGCCGTTCGGGTCGATCCGCCACGTCGTGCGCTGCGGCGGCAGCTCGACCGCCGCGAGGGTGGAGCGCACCTGGGCGTCCTCGCGGTCCATCTTCGCGAAGATGCGGCTTGAGTGCGGCCACCGCAGGTCCCAGTTCTCCTCGAGGAGCATCCCCGCACCGCCAGCCGACGGAATCGCATGGCCCTGCTCGGTCGTGGCCACGGTCACCTCCTCCCGGCGATCAGAACGCCAACTTGTTCCAGGACGACCGCGCCGCCTTGGTCTTCACCGGGGCGGGCGTCGTCTTCTTCACGGGCTCCGCGGGCTCGGGCCGGAACCGGCCCAGCCCCCACAGGGCGTACGACAGGGCGATGAGATGCGAGGTTTGGCCGCCGGCCTTGCGCGACCACGCCACGCCGCCGGATTCACCGATCTCGCGCAGCTGCGCCGACTCCAGTCCGGCGCGCACGTTCGCGTCGGCGTCGTGGGTGATGGTCTTGTCGTCGACCGCCTGCAGGAATCCGTTCGTGGTCGCCGACACCAGCGGCGCGGTGACGAGCTCCGGCTCGATCTTCGCCTTGAGGAGCCGCGCTCCGATGAGATCGCGCGCCACCGACTTCGAGTCGAGGACCACCGCGACCGGGTCGTTGGCCTTGACGATCGCCTTGATCCGCCGCACCACCTCGTCCGGAGACATCGGCTCGTGGAATCCGAGCTGCAGATGCGTTCCGGTCTCGGTGTCGACCGCTGCGGCGATCGACCAGACCCGGCCGTCCCCGCCCCGGGAGGGCTCGCACTCGACGGCGATGCACGACTGCCCGGCCGGGCGCGCCGCGAGGTCCTTAAGTCGGTCCCAGGCGTCGAGGTTGACCGGGGGCTCGACCTCGCCGAGCTCGTCGGGCCAGACACCCATGCCGAGGTACTCGACGTCGAACACGATCTTCGCCGCCTCGGTCACCGCGGACCGCAGCTCCGCCGAGATCTTCCGGTCAGTCTGGATGATCCCGTAGCTCGGGTTCGCATCGCGCCACACCTTCGGATCGGTACGGTCCGAGTCCTCCGGCGCGCACCACTCAGCGTAAAAAAGCCCCGGCTCACCGAGCCGCCCGCGCCGCCGCACTCCGGTGAGCACGTCGCCGTTGCTGTGGGTGTGAGCGTTGACCGCGCTCGAGGTGTAGATCGTCTGCGGATCGTCGGCAGCCATCTTCGTCGGCGACAGCGCGGCCATGTCAGCCTCGGTCAGGTCGTACGCCTCGTCGTAGATCAGGAGATCGACCCGGTCCAGGCCGCGGCCGGCGTGCTGCGAGCGAGTGGTGAACACGGCCTTTGCCCCGTTGCGGAGCATGAACGTGCCGCGCCCCTGCGAGCAGGTCGCGCCACCCTTCGGGGCGAGCCGCGCGCGCAGCGACGGCACGTCCTTGAGGATCATGTTCATGCGCTGCCACAGCGCCTTGGCCGTCTCCCACTGGTGAGCCGAGAAGATGATGTTCTCGCCGAGGACGAACAGTCCGTAGATGACCCGGAACACGAGCACCAGCGACTTGCCGTTCTGCCGAGGCACCAGCAGGCACGCCTCGGGATGCGTCCACCGGCCGTCGGTCTTGGACAGGATCCGCTCGAGTGACCACAGCTGCCACGGCATCAGCATCCACTTGAGCCGCGCCGCGAGCTTGGCCGCACGCTTGCCGTGCGCCAGGTCCTCGGCGGAGGTGAACGCCAGATGCTCCGGGGTCTGGCGGCCCGTGAGTTTCGGGAACTCCCGCTCGATCAGTGCAGCGAACTCGGCATCGACGTCATAGGTCGTTGAGCACGTCCCCGTCACCGCCACCGCCTCCTGGTTTCTCCCGACGCCGCGCGATCTCCGCGAGCATCTGCCGAAACACCGTCGCCAACTGCCGCGCCTCCTGGAGGGGCTGGTCGATCGAGATCTTGTACTCGCCGGACTCGCGCAGCTCCGTCAGGTGCAGCCACACGTCCCGCTCTCCGGAGGCCAGCGCATCGAGCCGATCCAGCCGATCCTTGATCCGGCCGGCCTCCTCGATCATCGCCAGCAGCTCGGCCGGGTCGTCGTCCTCGGTCAGCGACTCAGCGAGCCGCCGACCGGCTGTCTCCTCGGCCACGAAACCGCCTCCTACCTGCGACGATTACGCTGTGAGTTTCAGGCCGCTCAAAAATGGCTGACTGTGGTGGCGGGGCAGGGTCAGGAGGGGGACCCCCTCGATATTTTCGAGGGGGCCACCCCGTCCGAGGTCAGTCGCCCCAGTCGAGGACGGCCGCCCGGGTGGGGGCGGGTCCACCGCCGGTGGCAGGCCGCTGGTCGTCCCGAGCGCCGTCCTTCCGGGACCGGTTGCATCTCGCGTGGAGCAGCCGGGTCGCGCGGGTGCCGCCGTTGGCCCGTGCCACGTCGTGGTCGGCGTCCAGGGGCTGCGAGCGGTACATCGGTTCACCGCACCAGAAGCACGGCGTGCCATCCCGGTGGGCGCGCAGCAGCCGCTCGCGTTGCTTCTGGTGCTCCCACCCGAGGCCGCGCGCCGTGGTCGAACGCGGGCCCCGGCCCGGCGTGGTCACTTCTCGACTGCGGCCTTGAACGCCTCGAACCCTGCGGTGAGTCGAGTGGTCAGGTCCGCGGTGTCGGCGTTGAGGGTGACGGCGTGGACCCCGGAGGTGGCGACCACGGCGAGCGGGATGCTGACCGGGCAGGTGCCCAGGGTGTCGCCGTCCTTGCTCGTGACGACCAGGTCGAGCTCGATGAGTGCGCGTGCCATGAGTTGCTCCTCGTGATGGGTTGATACCCGGCCGTGCGCCACGCGGGGATGCGCGCCCTCGCATCGAAGCGGGGCCTGTTGGGGGATGCGCGCGGGCGGCTACGACCGGGAGCTAGTGGGTGGAGACGTGCTCCACGGTGGGGCGGCCGAAGAAGGCCCAGGAGGGTGCGACGCTCTCGTGGTCGAGCATCGCGGCCGCGTCGGCCGGGTAGAGGTTCACCGCCACGACCTTGGACTCGGGGTGGATCTCCAGCCCGCGCACGGCCGTGTCGATGTTCCTCGGCGTCACGACCGTGCAGCCACGGCGGGGCGGGAAGCCTGCCTTCCTAGCCGACTCGACGGTGTGAGCGAGGACCAGCACTCGATCCTTCGCTGCCACCTCGGCGCCTCGGCGGATCTCGGCGAACTGGCGATCCAGTATCTCGCGGCGACGCTCTGTCTCGTAGCGGTCCATGCGACCTCCCGAAGTAGATCCACGCTCATTGCCGCGGCGTGGGCTCGCGGGTTCCACTCGCCGACCACAGGCGGGAACGACGAAACGCGGCGGTCCTGTGGACCCACCGCGCTCGCAAGGCGAAGCCTACACCATAGGTGGATACTCCGACAGCATTGGGAACGTCGCGCCCTTCTTGACGATCGGCAACGGCCCGGCGCAGGCGAACACCTCGTCGTACCACTGGGCGTTCACACGATTGACGTCTGCGATGTAGTCGCGCACCTGGTCCGTTAGCTCGAACCACTCGCCGTCGATCCGTGCCGCTCTCAGGTCCCGGTGTCGGCGGCGCTCGACGGACTGTCCGCCCGGCTCGATGGCCACCAGCTCTTCCCACGGGTGCGCGATCAGCCTGTTGGCCACGTCGGTGCTCGTTCCGATTTTCACTGCGTCTCGGAAGC